AAGCCTAATTGGTTTCCTGCAAATATATAGTTTACTCCGTTATACCCATTTAAAACCATGCCTCTAGCAGGTCCCCGGAATGATGAAAATAGCTGAGTATACCCTCCTATTTTCTTTGGAACACCACGTTGGAACCTACACCAAACACCATCTGTACATTCGGTAGATTCAAATATGGTACCATCCCGTTTAATACCCGCAGCAACTCCTAAAGCATATACTTGAGAATATTGTTGTGGTATTTGACTAGGTTGTTCCGCCATTTAAAATGTACCGCCCGGAATTAGTCCTGCGTTAAATGTTGCTGTAGTAGACATTTGGGGGTTTAAGGTATTAGTATTATCTATATTTAGCATTTCTACACTATTGACTGTCAATCCTAAAACATGGGAACTGGCTAAATACATACCAGTAGTTAAGTCATTTGTAAAGCTGAACGATGGTGCTGTAGCTGACCCATTACCTGCATTAAAGTTAGTAACCGATGCTTGTGAAATTGGGAATATTGTACCCCCGTCTGTACCTGCAACCACGACATCACCAGCGTATAGTGTTAGTGGTGGTGTAGTACTTCCAGATACATTAATAACAATGTTATATGCTCCTGATGTAATTTGACTTATTAATACATAGAGCTGTGTAATTGCTGGGAGAGTAACAATTAGGTTAGTTGTTCTGGTGCCTGATAGCGCTACGTAGGTTTCAATGATTGGCGCATTAGCCACTAAATTAAGTGTGGATCCAGAAATGCTGTCTACATCATATGTAGCTGCTGAAAAAGTAATACTATTGGGAACAGCCCAGCCAACTGTGAAAAAGTTGCCAGATGAAATGTCATAAATAATAATCCCAGAATCCCCAGGATTAGTAGTAATAGATGGAGCACCATTGATTGTAGATGGGCTTTGGGGAGATATCGTGAGTGAACCTGTACCATTATTTCTAAAACCAATATACCAGCCAGATAAAATTGATGAATAGCTAGGTAGGGTAAAACTTCCTGCACCAGAATTCCATACATAGGTAGATGCTCGACTTGATTCTGCAATTGTAGGAGAGGCTGATACTTGAATAATATTACTTGATGTTGCAAGCTTACCAGAAAGTGTTGTTGATAACCCATATCCAGCTAAACTTGCAGCATCCGCAGAGGATGTTCCTGCGCCAAAAGTTACATTATTCCAAATACCGTCCGGTGTAGTATTATCTGTTAAATAAAAATACTTGGCTGATCCAGCGGGTATTGATACCGCATTATCCTGCAAATATGAATTTACTGTAAACGGAACTGATCCCAAGTTACGAATTAAAATATCTGACCCTACGGTTCCTTGTGTAGCGTCAGGTAAGAATATTGATAATAAGGTTGTGTTTGGGGTACAATCAATAATTCTAGCTACAGCCACTTGTGTTTCATTAACAACTGCAGGCCAGTATAAAGGAGTATTATTGGTAAGTGCAAGCGCAAGATATGATACATCTGTAGGCTGAACCACTGTTCCAGTGAATGGGGAAACGTATGTAGGTGTTGTCATATTTATGGCTCTTGAACAGAAGTATTTCGATCGATTTTACGGGCATTGTCTTCACCCTTAATTGCAGTCATAGCATCATCAAAATAACCTTTCCAAACACCAATCTTATCTAATGCTTTTAAATATACCATTGAGTGATACAAAGCACCGTAAAGCATTAATTGAGGAGTTGTGGCAGTGAATAAGTTAGTTTGATTGCTTGCATCTAAAGGTTGAATTAAGCTATAGTAGATTATTTCAACAGGATATACTGCATCCGGAGCTGGGGCAAAAGTCCAATGACTATAATCATAGTCTGCATAGTAAATAGGCTCACCAGAACTAGACTGGGATTGAAGTTGTGCCACATAGTCTTGGCTCCTTAAAAGTATTGGAGACCCATTTATTTTCATGGATACTGTTTTGCGCCAGCGAACTGGTTTGTCTAGTACTGTTTGATTTACTGCTAATGTAGTTTCTACTACATTTAACTGAAGTAGTGTTTTTAATTCTGCAGCAATGCTCGCCTCTGTTAAGGCAATTATTGTTGGGATTGTAGCTACAAACTGATCGTCGTTTCTTTCAGTATAGTTAATGATATCCGCTACAAGGCTATCGTAATTCATTATGGAGCTCATTTAACTATCTCGTGTAGTAACTGAAATTTGGTTGCAGATATATTGGAGATTTGTCTCTATCTTCTTCTTCAAATTGTGTTCTTAGATCTAAAGCTAATTTTTCTAAGTATGCTATTCTATTCATATCAATATTAGGTAATTGCATAGCTAATTTATGAGATAGCGCCGCTTGAATGTATGGGAGCACACGATCTGGTAGATATAGTTGATTTGATAAATCACCAACATCTTGTGGTTGCATTTCAATTATCAATTGAAAAACTTGATAGTTATTGCTTGGTACTGGCCATAGATACATTTGAGGATCTACTTGCCTGTTAAACCAATACTGTAGCGTTCTTTGACTTGGAAATTGTTTATTAGGTAAATTGAAATAGTCTGTACGATTCAATCTAGCCATTGGAATTGTTTGTTGACTTTGTGCAAATTGTATCGCTCGTAAGGAAAATGTAGTGCTAGTATTCCTATTAATCAACCGATAAAAATAAAATTGTTGTGTATTATTTACAGAGATGTAAGACCATTCTTGATCGTTTAATGTGACATCAGGGCAAGACTGCCATGTTTCCCACGTAACCCCATCATTACTTACTTGAAGATCTAATGAGTATGTAGCTGTAGTATCTGGACAGTACGCATTAAATCCTACATAAAATATTCGGGTTTGATTAGCATAAGAAGCTCCGAAATAGTTTTCTGTAAGCGTAGTCGTAGCAAATTCATTTAAGTTAGCGTTACCACTTTGGTCAAACAAAGCTGGAGCACCGAGGTTATCAATTGGATATGATTCAGCAATCGATGGATTAGTAATATAAACCCAGTTAGCTTCTAATACATCAACTGTATTAACCGGCATTGAAAGTATTTGCTGATTAGTTTGTGCACCAAGCACAACCCATTGCTGTAACCAAATATTAATACCACGATTGACAGAATTCTGGAGTACATAAAATAAGGCTTGCTTACCCGCATTAACGTATTCAGGCGTCATTTCTTCGGTCTGTTTACCAGCGTCGCGGTATGCATAAGATATCAATTGATCAATCGATATCTTAGTCTTATCATATGTTCCAGAATATGCCAAAATTTATTTACCTTTTACTTTTTTAGGAAGGTTCTTAGGTGCTGGAGCTTTAATAAACTCCTTGCCTACCTTCTTAGGAATGCCAATGGTACTCTCACCCTCAGCAGCCGCGTACATAGCTTTTTGTTGTGCTTTTGATTTAACCGGCATTTTATTGACCTAAACCTGGATTTCCACCAGCCATTGGAGCACCCATACCACCAGCTTGACCTTGACGAGCAGCCATCAATGCTTGGATCATTTGTGGAGTGATTTGTTGGCCACCTTGAGGCATTCCTTGAGGAGGCATACCACCACCTTGAGGCATTCCTTGAGGAGGCATACCACCACCTTGAGGCATTCCTTTAGCTAATGCAGCCATTCTGGCTGTATCTTGAGCCATTTTAGCACGTCGCATTTGTTCCAAAATAGCTGGGGGAATATTAGGCGTACCTGTCATACCACCATCAGCAAATTTCTTAATCTTACCGCCAGCTTTTTTAGCAGGAACTTTACCGCCAGCTTTTTGCATATCATCAATAGCATTTTCGCCAGAACGATTAGGCTTAACAGCAGCTTTATTTGGGATATCTGCTTTTTTATCGCCTGTAGGCTTTACTTTTACAACAGCATCTTTGTTACCCGCGGGTTTTGTTTCTTTTGCAGGAGTTTCTTTTTCTTTAACTGCAGCTTTTGATGGTACATCTAACTTACCACCAGCTTTGAATTTTTTAACAGAGCCCTCAGCTTTAGCTGTACGACCGCCTTTTTTAAGTTTTAACTCAGGCTTTTCACCTTTTTCTTCTTTGTCAATCATTTTCTTGATTAATACTTTATCTTGAGCTTCATCATCATGAACCTTACCACCTTCTTTTTTCTTCATGATTTTACCACCACAAGCTTTTTTCGACATACTGCCACCATAAGCTTTTTCAGCAGCTTCTGAAACGCAGCCACCAGCTTTCATTTTAACCATTCTTTTAAAATCTTCCATTGTATTGCTCCTCGAGGTTTTTGAATTGAAGGTGATCTGCCTTCTAGTTATACTAATACACAAATACTATGAAGTTCGCCCACCAGCTGTAATATAGAAAGCTTTTAGATCAGCCATTTTATTGGTATGTTGTCCATAATTTGATCCGGGAAGTGATGCCCAAATATTAGATATTCGTACTATAGCTGTTTCAAAATTACCCTTATTAATATCATCTAAAGCTCCACGTTCATGGCACTGCATCAAAGCTATTCGATCTTGGCAGTCGGGTGAAAAGTCAGGTAGGTTTAAAGACTGCTTATAGTCATCAAAGTACCTAGCTAATATTTGGTATCGTCCTGCTGCTGTGGATGAAAGCGTGGCACTAAGTCTAATAAGCTGTCTAGGATGATCAGCGTAACTTAAAAATAAATGTGGAGTGTTGGGGGTAGACCCAACGATTACATTATAACCGTTGTCTGATTTGGCAAGAAGAGCTGGGCCTATCTCAGAATGCGATATTGTATCTAGTAAAGCTTTTTCATTTTTGGTCATATATTGCAGCCTGTTCTAAAGCCCAATCTTGTGCGTTAAGTAATTGTTTAGTTGTCTCAGTGCAATCACTCTCTAATTTTTCAAAGGAGGCACGAGATACTGTGTCTGGGGCTTCACTGTCAAGCTGCTTGGTAAGGGTGGGAACGCTGGACACTGTACTGCTATTGCTTTGACTGGTTGAAATGATGCGCAACCAGTCAGATCCAGGAGTAGGGCTAATACTGTTAAATATTTGATTAAATTTAGTGTTTGCATTTTGAGTTTCCTTATTTGAATCTGTGGTTACTTTTGCGGTGATTAATACCGCTTTTTCTGCGGCGATAGAGTCCACTACTTTTTGTTTATCCCAATTAATCTGGATGGTTTCTTTTCCTGATACATACCCAATATGGTGTGAATAAAGAATAGACCCTACTAATACTGCTAGGATAGCTATTTGTTTCCAGTACGCTGCTAAGAAGAGCATTTTGGCATCACCTTTAAATCATTTATACAATCATTATCTGGTATAGGAAACCTTTTATAATTCCCTGTTCGTAAATCAAATACTAAAACATAACTAGAATGCTTTCTAGTTGCACTTTTAAAATTAACAGATACCCCAACTACTAATTTATTATCATACAGATCTAACCCACGTAAAAACGTCGTTTTTGGATCCACTAATTTATATCTGGTAATACCTAGGGCACCAAGATCAATTTTTAAGAGCTCTCCGGTCGATGTAGAGAGCGTATATAATTGATTATTAAGAATCCTAACGCCATGACAGCACTTTCCACCACTAGCTATCATTTTTAACTCTAAAGTGTTCTTATCTAAGTATCCAAAATCTGAATCTACTTTTTTGTTATTATGCCTACAAAAATAAAGTTTATCTTCTGTATTAAATAAGGAATTGACATGCCTGGAGTCCATTACATCAACATGGTCCGGAGCCGCAGGAGTTACAACCTTATTTAAAAAGTTGACATTGATCTGTTGATTTTCCCCATTTGAATAAACCCCAATACAGTCAACTGCAGTGTTGCATGTATACCAAGTATTACCATCTTTAATAATTTGATGGGTATTTATATAAAGTGGAATATCTATCGTGTGATCAAAAAAGCAAGTCTTTCTATTGAAAGCTGCTAATCTGTCATTTGAAGCCACATAGATAAATTCATTATCAAACTCAATACCAAAGGGGCGGTATATATTTCGCCCCTTACCCTCTAAGTTTTTAGATAGTAATTGAGATGATTTATTTTGTTTATGAATGACAGCCCCAGTGTCAAAATTAAGAGCTATGAAATCATAATCATCTGTGGTTAATATAATCATTCAACCTCCAAGATAAAGTTAATAACTACTCTTATTTTATGGTCAATTGGAACTGTGGACCTATGGTATGTTTTTGAATCAAACCAATAACAGTTCCCTTTCACTGGAGGGGATCTATCTACTACAGTTACTTTATCATCATCTAAAATTATAGTATCGCCGTCTGAATCCATTACATAGTATACAAATGTAATGAAGTTTCCCGGAGTTTTTGGATCTACATCGGGATGGATTAAATTATCTAAAGACCCCGAAGTGTGTGATATATTAGGAATTAAATTTCCTTTGATACGCACAATCCGCTTAATTTTAATTCCTGTTTTTTCTGCGAATATACCAACCATAAGATTGGTTATATTATAATATTTAGACCAGACTTTTTTATATAAAAAGAAAACATGTGTTAATTGAAAAATATGATCGTCTGGGGTTTCCGGAACAATCTGTTCAGCATTCCAATACCAAGGAAAACCGGTTCCTGTCATCACAGTATAAATTTCATCTTCAAGTTCTTTGGGTAATATATTTTGTATAATCATTCAATCATTATACACTAGTGTCTTTATATTTCATAGAAATAAATTTAGAAGCCACTGCAGCACTTCCAACAATACCTAAGTATGCCATCCAAATATCTGCAGATGGATTTGGAATCATAATAAACTTAATGGTGCCAGCCAAATAAGCTATGTTGCACCACAGCTTAGAATGACTTACTTTCCCATCGGCTGTAGAGATAACATCCGAAAAAATAGACATTATTTTTTACCAGAAATTAAAAAGTAGATAAAGGTTCCTGCACCTACAATTGCCATAAACCATCGAGCTGCAGCTCCAATCCACGCAAGGGCTTTTAGTGCTCCCTTAGCATCTTTCCAAGCAGCTAATAATTCTGAAGTATCCTGTTTGATGCCTACAAGATCTTCTTTTAGGCTATCAACCTCTTCTTTAAGTTGCTCTAATGAGGCCATTATCTAGTCTCATTTGCCAGACGTTCAGCGGCTTGAGCAATTGCTAAGGCGATGATTGGGTTTGGGTGAGGTACCTCAATGGCTTTAACAATGATGGGTGTTTCCACTTTAGCTACAATCGTTTCTATTTCAGCTTCTAATTCTTTAAAAAATGCCATTATACTTTACTCCAATTTTCAGTAGGTACGGTCGGCCATGTTAAGTTTCCTTCTATAGGATAGACCGCCATATTACGTACTGCATTACGATAAGCAATAAAGTCAGCTTGATTAGTTAAATAAGGGTTCGCCATTTGTGGGTTGCCTACATCGGCAATCGTAGTCCAATCGGTAGCAGAGAGTAAGCCTGATGCTGTTGCTTTATTTTGGTCTGCTGTGGGTGGTACTTCTATACTAGGCATTGCATCAGGTAATTCAGTTTGTTCACCTGTATTGACATCAATTGAAATAATCATTTGTTACTCCCATAATATGTTAATAGAGCCAGCATCAAAGGTGTCTGTGCCGTTTACTGTAGTTATGCGAACTCGGTCAATAATAGAAGCTGTTACTTTAGTTCCAGCAAGTACAACCATTGCTGGAGTAGCAGCTCTGTAAAAGTTGCCGAATATATTATAGGTTGTTCCAGATACTAAATTAATAATAGCTGTTCCATACTGACTTCCAGCGGCAGGTGGTATTCCTGCTATGTCAATACCAAATCCTGTAGTGTAATTTGATACACCAC